CTTGCGTGAAACTTTCGACAACCTTGGCCCAGTATTCAACATTACTTATAACGGTGAAGGTGAAGCAAAGCTTTCCATAGAAGCTGATACAGAAGGAAAAGCAAGTCTATTAGTTCTGAAAGCTGACGATGTGATTGTTAAAGCGTTCTCTCTAGGTAGCGGAGGAGAGTTCAAGGAAGTAAACAAACTAATCAAATACGTCAATGACCTTCCTGAATTTACTGCTTCTGTAACTGAAGCTGGCGGTAAAAACTTAACAACTGATTCTTTAGACTTAGTAGCTGATGTTGTTCTTAAGAAGGATGCTCCTTTCACAGTAACAGCTTTAAAAGGTGATATTTATTATAACTTGGCTACTTCAGACCTAGTAGAAGTTGAAGTTACTGCGAAGACTCCTTCAGAAATCGTTAACTTTAACTACACTTACCTTGATAAAGGTACAGATGGAAAAGTTCCAGCGTCTTGGGCTGATAAACTTGACATCGCTATTGGAGAAGGTGCTTATATCATTGTTCCATTAACAGACGACGAGTCTATTCACGCAGAGGTTGCTCGCTTCGTAGAGTTCCAATCTGGTAATGAGAACAACGAAATGCGTGCGTTCTATGGTGGTGGTCTTGGAGAGAACATCGAGCGAGTTATCAACCGAGCTGTTACGTTAAACAGTACTCGTGCGACTGTGTGCTACCCAGCGATTACTCGTAAATCTATTGATGACACAGTAGTTAAGCTTCCAGCTTACTTCACAGCTGCTATCATTGCTGGACGAGTATCAGGTATTTCTATTGGTGAGCCAGCTACGTTCGATTACTTGAATCTTATCGGTGTTGAGAAAATCTTGTCTTCTGGTGAGATTAACCGCCTTATCGAAAACGGTGTAACTGTTGTCGAGTATGTGCGTTCTCGTAACCGCAACGGGTTCCGTATCGCTCAGTGTATTACTACTTACCAAGACGATGCTAACCCAGCTTACCGTGAAAACTCTATCAGCGAAATTATGGACTTCCTAAATGCTGAACTTCGTGAGCATTTAGAATCTAAATTCGTTGGTACGAAAGGTACAGCTGTAACACCTGCATTAATCAAGAATGAGGTTCAGTCATTCCTTGACCAAAAGGTGCGAGAAGAGTGGTTGGTAGAGTACGAGCCGTCTAGCGTGGTTGTATCTGATGGTGAAGTAATTCGTGTAAGCTACCGTTGTATGCCAGTCCACAGCGTTAACTACATCTTAATTACTGGCGCATTCTACCGTGCGTTATTAACTGCCTAATATTAGAGGGGGTGCTAACTGATGGAAAAATTTAAAAACCTATTGGACTTGGATTTACAGTTCTTCGCTACGGAGGAGAAACAAACTGTACACACAGGTTCTACTGTTCTTTTAATGCTAGGAAACAAAGTTGTTGGACGAGCACAAGGTATTGATGCGAGACGTTCTTTCGGTACTGAGGGCGTTTACGAAATTGGTACTATTATGCCTCAAGAACACGTTTATAACCGTTATGAAGGTTCTGTATCGGTTGAGCGTTTCTTCTTGAAGAAAGACAACTTAAAATCTCTAGGCTTTGCTGCTTTGGGTGAAGAAGTTTTAAAACTCGACATTCTAGACATAGTTGTTGTTGACAAGGCTTCTAAATCGGTTATTCGTGCGTACCGTGGATGTTCTATCCAAGATTACTCAGAGAACTTCCGAGCTAACCAAATCGCTGGAGAAAACGCTTCATTCGTTTATCTAAAAGCTTCAGACACTAGCAACTAATTTATAAATAGAGACAAGAAAACTCAGATAGATTAATTTCTGTCTGAGTTTTTTATTACAAATTTGGGAGGCTTTACAATGGAAAACAACAAACGAATTTTAGGTATGAACGTGAATGCAGGTACGAAAAGAGTCCACACAAAACAGATGGACTTAACGAAATTCGACCCAGAGTTTGTAGGGACGTTCAAATTCCACCACCCTTCTCTTATGGAACGTATGCAAATCGGTGTTTTAAAATCTCAAATGCTACAGGGTTTAGAGGGACGTGTTGATATTATGACTGATAACATCGCTCATATGTCTTCTACTCTAGAGGTAGTTTTGGATGAGGCTCCTAAGTGGTTCAACTTAACAGCAATCGAAGATTATGAAGTGTTGGATGCAGTATACGAAGAGTACATCAAGTGGTACGACTCCTTTCGTAAACGCAATCAAGAAAACGACAATCAAGGCGATAGCAAGTGACAGTGAAAATCGCTTCGACTGGTGGATTCAAAAAACTTTCGAAGTCTTACCTACTGACCCAAGATACTACGATTTAACGACTGAGCAACGAGAGCTTCTTTGGGAACATTACTTAATAGACAATCCTGAAGTCGCTAAAAAGCTTAAAGATACATTTTACGACCCTGAGTTTGACGAAATCTGGGATGCTATGGCTGAGGAAGCTCAGGAGGGCGCTGAAGGCTCTTCAGGAACTCCTTTGGATATTTCTGACCCAGAAGATGTAGACGTTATTGAGAGTGTCTACAGAGAGTTTACAGCTGGTGACGACGAGCTACCTGATTACAAACAAGTCTTGAAAGCTAGAGGGATAGTCGTAGACAACGAAAATATAGATGAAATCGAAGATTGGGAGGAGGTATAAGACTAATGTCTCAAGAGATTAACATAAAGTTAAAAGCTGACACGTCCGATGCGGTACGCTCGATTAAGGACTTAGAAGCGAAAGTAAGTAATGTAGGAAACGCAAAGAGAAAGAACGATGTGGATAGAGGGTTATTATCTGAGGAAGACGTAAAACGCTTTAAACAGATTTCTGCGGAGGCTGAGAAAGTCTATCGTTCTTTCTTCGATAACTATTTAAAGATACAAAGAAACTTTGAAAGTCAAAAACGCAACTTGGATAGAGCTATGGGAGGCGGTTCTGGTGGAGGTGGTAACGGGGGTGGAAGACCTCCAGCCCTACCAGGCTCAAATCAATCACCAGACTCTCCAGCGAGTATGAACCAGATGCTTTTGGCTACGAAGAAGCTCTTGCCTATGCTTGGAGCAACAATCAGTTTTGGTGCGCTCGCTGGTTTCGTAAGAAAAGGTATGGGACAAATCAAGATAGATGAGAACTACATGTCATCTCTTGGTCAACGCATAGGTGGATTTAATGGGGATTTTGAAAAAGGACGTAAAGAAGCTGAGAGTGTAGGTCTTAAAAACGGCAACGCTTATAAAGCGCTAGATACTATGGGCGTTGCTAACACGTTCTCAAGCATAGCTGGAGCTAGAAATAAAAGCGATATGTGGGCTGCAACAAACCAAATTCAGACTCTAGGACGTATTACAGGGCTAGACCCTAGCGAACTAGCCTCACAAGCTGGTGGCTTAACGAAGATGGGTGCGTTTGAACACAAGTCGTTAAAAGGGTTCCAAGATGCAATGGTTGGAGCAATTAAAGAAACGGGTATGGCTGGACGTGATAGAGAGTTCTTCCAAGCTGTTTCAGGACTTTCAGACTCAGTATCAAGAGGACAAATGGAGTTCTCTAATGGTGAGTTCAACCAAGTACTTGGTCTTCAAACGCTCTTAGGAAGAACAGGGATTCCAGGACTTTCTGGTCAAAACGGAGCTGACGTTCTATCTCAAATCGACTCAGGAATCAAGCACGGAGGAAATCAAGTTGACTTAATGCTTGGATGGGGTTCTAAATACCAAGGCTATGAAGGACGTTGGGAATTAGAGAAATTAAAAGGCGACGGGATTTCCAACCCTGAACTTCTTAAGTCATTATTCACTAACTTGGATACACTTGGAGGTAAAGGAAACACTGCTTACCAAGGTATGTGGTTAGTAGACAACATGGGACTTACAGCCCAACAAGCCGATGCTCTTCTTGGACTAGCTCCAAAGCTTAAAGAGGGTGGACTATCTCAAGCCGAGATTGATAAGGTAATGAGCACAGGTTCAGAAATCTCTAGTGAAAGACAGAAAAACTGGCAAGATTCAGGCGCTCAAAGACGTGCTGAAAACGAGGCTAAAAAAGAAAACCTTAGCAAGTACATGGGAAGTCCTTTCGATAAGATGTGGGAAGGTGCTAAGGAAGGATTCTTCTCTCAACCTGAATGGATGCAGTCAGCCGAACTTGTAGGTGGAGTTGGAGCGACTGGTCTTCTTGGAAGCA